AAGCACAGAGGCCGACCATAGAGAGGATCACCAGTGTCAAGCGGAGCAATAGCCGCAACAATGTCGCACTCATTACCAGTAGCAAGCAAAACCTGATCCTGCACCTGACTAGAAGCGTACCAACCATAAGACCAAGCAATGATATTAGCAGTATTAGCCATCGCAGACCCCTTAAAACGATAAGGGGTCACATCACCCTCAGCGGGAGGCAAAATCAAACAACCGACATTCATCGCCTGTGCCGAAGTACCAATAACATAGGGCTCCGCGAAAAAGGAATTAACCCGTTGCTCAACAGTAGCAGAAGAACCAACAGCAGAGGGCGTTGCACCATAGTTCGTGCCACCAACAGGCGTGGTAGCCGCCAGGGCACGAACCCAAGACATATCACGTTCGAGATTAACAATATTAGTCATAGCATCTTACCTTGCTTGGGGAACTCAGCCTTAGAGCCAGAACCGCCCATACCAGAAAAATAGGACTCAAGAGCACCGTCGATAGGCGACCGAGACCGCTCAGAAACATACAGATCAACAACGTAATCACCAAGAGACTGCGAACGGAAAGCAGGCTTAATACGCGTCGCATCCTTGGCATTAACCGCAGAAGTAGGTTCTTCCATATAGGGAAAACTATCACGCACATCGATACGCTCACCGATAACATCATGACCAGAACGCCACTGCCAACCAGCAGGAACATAACCAAGCTGCGTGGTAGAAGTACCCATAACAACCTGCTGCAACTCCAAAGGTTGAGGCATCATCGAAGACAACATCTCAGGATCACCAACCTGCTCAGCCCAAGAAGGCTGAAGAATAGAAAGAGGCCCTTTGCCCTCAATAATAGGGGCAAAACGAATGGTCAGCATATAAGTCAAAATACAATGCTCAGGACAAACAACATTCTTAATTTGGTGATCAATATCGAAATCAAAAATAGACTGCCATTGGCCAAAAGACGCACCGTCGGTAGCGGGCATCTCACGAGGCCGAACACCAACCTCAACCTGGTCAACCATGCGCGGCACCTGATCAACCTCACGGGAACCGTCAGCACCGTACATCTCACGGACCAACTCCATATAGCGATTATACGACAAAACATCGCGTTCCATGGAAGACTTAAAACGAGATTGCAGAGCCGCCAAATCACGAACATCAAAATCAGTAGCAGAAGCAAGAGTATAATCGGCAGCATTACCTGGCGACGCGTCATAACGCGCGCGGTTCCAAACATGCTGCAAAGGAACAGCGATATTACCATCGACATTCCAAGTGGTCGAATCGGCATCTTCGGGCCATTTGTACCACTCGTTATAAACCTTAAGAACAGAATCAACCCAGAAGTCAGCAATATTACTATTGAGACCCCAAGAACCGACGCCAAAAGAATAAAAATTAGCGGCAGAAGAAGTCGGAGGAGCAGTCGCACCAGCCGGCCCTTCCTTCAAATAATCGGGCCAACCGGCCCAGAGCCAACGAATAGGAGTGGCGAAAACCGCCAAATGCGCATTAATACGCAAAGAGTCACGCTCACGCAAAGATTCAAGCTTCACAGAACCCTTCATAGAAACGTCAATAGTCTCACCGGGCAAACACATCTGTTGCCGAATACAATTCACACGGCCAATCTTGCCAGTCTTCAAAGTCTGGCCCCCACGGTCATAAATCATTTCGCACTTTCCTTCTTCATCATTTCACCAACCTCAACAGGAAGACGCTCAAGGGGAGGTTCACCACCAAGACCGCCAGAATAGGCAACAACAAGAGCAATCATCTGCTCCGGCGCCATACGCTTAATCTCAAACTCCTGATGAAGCCCAGACGCCGCAACAGCGTCAAAAGTATCAGGAACCTTAACGCAGGCAACAATCCGATTCGCAGGAGCAACAACCAAAGAAATCACCGCAGCCGCATACTGACCAGGAAGGGGAACCGCAGGCATGCCCGCAATAGTCAAAGCAACCTCAATAACAGAAGCAAGAATAGACCGAACACGCCGGGCCTCATCCGGGTTCCAATGTTCTTCCTGAGTCAACAAACGCCAATCATCTTGGATAAGACCATAAGAGCGATGCAACTCGCCGTAGGCATCACCACGCGCCAACGCAGCAGCGCCAGCACGGAAAGCCATATGAATAGAACTAGACATTATTAGCACCTAACTTAGAAATGGGGCGAGTACCGCCCGGAGGATAATCAATAGAAAGTTGAAGGTGAGCGCGGCCTATGGCCTTCTCACAGTACCCGCTTGGAACGGGGAGGAGTTGGGACACCCAATCGTAAAATTCCTTTAAAGACATCCGATGTGGCTTCATTCCATCCTTGACGCTCTGCAGCATGGCGCTGTAAACGCCGCCACTCTCCTGCATCCATGTCGTCGGGACGCTGCATCCTGTAGCCCAAGTCCGACAAAAAAGCACCTGCTTCGCCATCGACCGCAGCAATGCGGCTGGCACGTTGTGGATCTGACTCACTAAAACGCTCAACTGGAACGACCTCGGACGCCACGTCAGCGACTCCAGATGCCTCAGATTGAGACCGTGAAGAAGCGCGATTAAGCGCCTCTTTCCCAAGTCCCTCGTTGCCTTCACTCGATGCAACCATTTGCGATCACCTTTCTCCATATACTTCGCCACGTACAAACCACTTGTACGGGCATCACCTATGCGCAACGGCTTGCGCTTCTTACGATCAACGGGAACGCAATGGCCAAGAACAGACCAAATGTCACCATGATAACGAAAATAAAGGGCAGGCGACAAACCCGCCAAACTGTGAGGCCAATAAGTACGCAAAGGCAAACACTCACGTAAAACACGGCTCTCAGGACGACCAATACCAGCGTTAGGACAACGCTTCCAAGATTCGGGAACACCACGGAACCACACAAGCAAATGCATATGATGATGCTCACCAGACGAACCATGCTCAATAATACCAACGTGACGTACAAAATTACGATCAGAAACACCATCCTTGATAGCGCGAGGAAAACCACAAGCAACGGCAGAAACCTTCGCTAACTCATGGATATAACGCCGAAAATAAACACCTTCGCGCCAAAAAGCCTCAGAGTCAGGATGCCTAGCAGGATCAACAGTCAGAGTGATGAAAAAGGGATACCAACCAGCATCCCGCATCTCCTCACACTCCGAACCAATGCGCCAAATCCAAGACGATTTGCGCGCCTTAAGAGCAGAACGCTCTAAAAACTCACCAAGCTGACGCTCAGGCTCAGACAAAGAAAACCCACCAGACTTAAGACCCAACGTATCCTTGCGCTCCTGATAGGTCATGTCAGGACGCAAACCGAGTGCCAAAAGAGACTGGGGGTAAATAAGAACTCTCTTCTCAAGATAAGAGACAACATCCGCGCGACAGCGCTCAATAACAGGGGAAGGAACGTGCCGAGCACGCTCCAAAAGGGAAAGATTAGACCGCATAGAGGAAGCATAAGACATAGCCTTCAAAGTCAAAACATAAAACTCCAGTAGGAATACACTACACAAAGACACAAAGCGGTCACAAAAGCAAAGAAAAACGACGCTAACGCATCGAAGCGCCAAAAATGGCGCTATCCCGCATGAGCGGGAACCCTAAAAAAAGCACTACACATGAAAAAAACGCGGCTCCACCGCGAAATAAACAGAAAACGGCAAAGCCTAAAAAATAAAGCATCAAGAAAATGCTTAGAAAGAAAAAGAAAAAGCTGCAAAGGAGTATACTAAAAGAGACGCCTTACAAAGCAGCAAAAAATAAAATAAACAAAGCATAAAATAAAGCTTGTAAACAAGCAAAAAACAAATAAAAATAAAATCTCACAAAGGAGAAATCAAAATGAAACTACTATCAGAAGATATAAGAAAAGCAAGACTGTTACTAATACTAAAAACAATACAACAACACGTAAAAGAAACAGAAGAACAGGAAAACCTGTACAAAAAAATAAAAACAATAACAGAACTAACAGGAAACGAAGCAGTAAAACTTAGTTACCTAAAATAAAAAAGGCCGCGCTGGGGACACAGCGCGGCCAAACTCGTTAATAACGCAGAGAAGGACCACCAAGCACGGGAGGTTGCTGAGGCCAATTCTCAGGACGAAGGGGATTAAAACCACCAAGAACAGAAGCACCCTTCTCAAGACCAGCAGACAAACCGCCAGCGCCGGAACCAAGAGCAGTAGCAGCACCAGCCGCCTCAGTAGCGACCTGGGAACGATAAGACTGGAAATCACGCACAAACGCATTCCAAGTCTCAGGAGAAGCCTTAGCAATACTGTCGTCATTCAACGACAAACCGTAACGCTTCAACAAACCCTCAGCATAGACATTATCGGGACCCATCTGCATCTGCAACTGGCGTAACCGAAACTCAGGAGAAGACGTAATCAAATCCTGAGAAGCCTGCGGGACATCGATCAAATCCAAACGATTACGATCTATAGCGTTGCGACCATGCATAGGAGCAGCCGACGCCTCAGCGGACGCAAGATTCATATCCTGAGAACGAACAGCAACAGCGCGATCAAGATTGCGCTGTTTCTCGTCATAAGCTTGTTGCTCTCGAATCCGAGTCAACTCAGCCTGTTGATTGCCAAGAACATTGCCAACACCAGAAGAAGAAGCAGAAGAACCAGAAGACCCCGCAATTTCTTGCGGAGTCAAACCCTTGGATTCAAGAAAACCATACTTATCGCGCTGCGACTTCTTCTCAAAATAAGAATTAACGAAACCGCCAGCGACAGCGCCAAGAACAGGCTTAATGAAAGGAGCTAACGCAGCTAAAATAGGCATCACGACACCGCAGAAGCAAATTGAGGAGGCTTAGAAATCATGCGCTGCACAGAACCAGCAGACATGGCCAAGCCCGCAACACTCTGCAAAACGGTGCAATAGAAGCACAGAGGCCGACCATAGAGAGGATCACCAGTGTCAAGCGGAGCAATAGCCGCAACAATGTCGCACTCATTACCCGTAGCAAGCAAAACCTGATCCTGAACCTGACTAGAAGCATACCAACCATAAGACCAAGCAATGATGTTATCAGTGCTACACATCGCAGACCCCTTAAACCGATAAGGGGTCACATCACCCTCAGCGGGAGGCAAAATCAAACAACCGACATTCATCGCCTGCGCCGAAGTACCAATAACGTACGGCTCAGCGAAAAAGGAATTAACCCGCTGCTCAACAGTAGCACCAGAACCAACGGCAGAGGGCGTAGCACCATAATTAGTGCCACCAACAGGCGTGGTAGCGGCCAAAGCACGCACCCACGACATATCACGCTCGAGATTAACAATATTAGTCATAGCATCTTACCTTGCTTAGGGAACTCAGCCTTAGAGCCAGAGCCACCCATACCAGAAAAATAGGACTCAAGAGCACCGTCGATAGGCGACCGAGACCGCTCAGAAACATACAAGTCAACAACATAATCACCAAGAGACTGCGAACGGAAGGCAGGCTTAATACGCGTCGCATCCTTGGCATTCACCGCAGAAGTAGGCTCCTCCATATAGGGGAAACTATCACGAACATCGATCCGCTCACCAATAACGTCATGACCAGAACGCCACTGCCAACCAGCAGGAACATACCCAAGTTGAGTGGTAGAAGTACCCATAACAACCTGCTGCAACTCCAAAGGCTGAGGCATCATAGACGACAACATCTCAGGATCACCAACCTGCTCAGCCCAAGAAGGCTGAAGAATAGAAAGCGGACCTTTGCCCTCAATAATGGGAGCAAACCGAATAGTAAGCATATAGGTCAAAACACAATGTTCAGGACAAACGACATTCTTCAATTGATGATCAATATCAAAATCGAAAATAGACTGCCATTGGCCAAAGGAAGCACCATCGGTAGCAGGCATCTCACGAGGCCGAACACCGACTTCAATCTGATCAACCATGCGCGGAACCTGGTCAACCTCACGGGAACCATCAGCACCATACATCTCACGAACCAACTCCATATAGCGATTATAAGACAAAACATCGCGTTCCATGGAAGACTTAAAACGAGACTGCAACGCCGCCAAATCACGAACATCAAAATCAGTAGCAGAAGCAAGCGTATAATCAGCAGTATCACCGGGCGTAGCATCATAACGCGCCCGATTCCAAACATGCTGCAAAGGAACAGCGATATTACCATCGACATTCCAAGTGGTGGCATCGGCATCCTCTGGCCACTTGTACCACTCGTTGTAAACCTTCAAAACAGAATCAACCCAGAAATCCGCAATGTTACTATTGAGACCCCAAGAACCAACACCATAGGAATGAAAATTAGCGGCGGAAGACGTCGGAGGGGCAGTCGCACCAGCAGGACCTTCCTTCAAATAAGTGGGCCAACCGTCCCAGAGCCACCTAATAGGAGTGGCAAAAACAGCCAAATGAGCATTAATGCGCAAAGAATCACGCTCACGCAAAGACTCAAGCTTCACAGAACCCTTCATAGAAATATCAATAGTCTCACCCGGCAAACACATCTGTTGCCGAATACAATTAACACGGCCAATCTTGCCAGTCTTCAAAGTCTGGCCACCACGGTCATACATCATTTAGCTGACTCCTTCTTCATCATCTCAGAAACCTCAACAGGAAGACGCTCAAGGGGAGGCTCACCACCAAGACCGCCGGAATAGGCGACAACCAAAGCAATCATCTGCTCCGGCGCCATACGCTTAATTTCAAACTCCTGATGCAAACCAGACGCCGCAACGGCGTCAAAAGTATCAGGCACCTTAACACAAGCAACAATCCGATTCGCAGGAGCGACAACCAGGGAAATCACCGCAGCCGCATACTGACCAGGAAGCGGGACCGCAGGCATACCCGCAATAGTCAAAGCAACCTCAATAACAGAAGCAAGAATAGACCGAACACGACGGGCTTCATCGGGATTCCAATGCTCCTCTTGCGTCAACAAACGCCAATCATCTTGGATAAGACCATAAGAGCGATGCAACTCGCCGTAGGCATCACCACGCGCCAACGCAGCAGCGCCAGCACGGAAAGCCATATGAATAGAACTAGACATTATTAGCACCTAACTTAG